ACCGAACCACACGACATAAGCCGGAATGGTCTGCGTGAATGCGTGCATGATCACTTCTGAAATAGTAATCATTGCCAGTTCAGTCGCCGCTTTTGCAATCTCCCAAACGCTGCCCAGATTCGTGACAATCACCTCCATGAAGGTGAACGCACCGACGATCACATTGATGGCTTGGACGACCTTTTCTTTCACGTAGTCCATGATCGGCCCGATGTTCTCAAGAATCTTCGTTGCGTATTCAACGGCAGGCACGAGCAACGCGTCAAAGGACGTCGCCAACTGCTGCAGCCCTGCATTGATCAGCACGCGAATTGGGGCAATGATTTTCCCGATTGATTCCATCAGCGTTGACATTGCAGAGTCAGCGCGACGACCTGAACCCGCGACCGTCGTCATGTCCGCCGCTTGCTGTGCCAGTCCCTGATTGGCGATTGCCATAACGGCCGCAAGTCGTTCCTGATTCGTCCGCATGTACATGATCTGCGGATTGACCGCCGCAAATGCGTCAAAGTTGCCTTCAAGGGCTGATTTCAGATCGCCCATAGCAGACGCCGCGTCTTTTCCCATCGCCGCACCGAGCCCAATGGCGGCCTTGGCTGCATCGTCCATCTTGCCCGTAGCGAATCCCATTCCCGACGCTTGCTGCATTAACGCAAGGGCTGCATTGTCGGATACGCCGGTCATCTTCTCGATGGACTTGGCGACATCCTGCATTTTTGACGTCGCATCTGCGGCTCCGCGAATCTGCAGAGCGGAGTTTAGTTTCTTCACTGACTCTGTTTGTGCATCATAGGCCGCGTTGATTCGATTCAGACCACCCAATGCCGCCAATGCCGCTTTGACCGCGACATAGACGGTTGTCAGCGTTCCGGTAACGGCTGCCAGTCGTTGCGTAGACTTACCTACGGATTCCGTTTTTTGCTCAAGACGCTGAAGCGATTTTTCGACAGCGGACATTGCAGGCTGCGCCTGATTCTTTCCGCCGATGACAAAATCAATGCCGTTGCTCACAGGTTCCGCCTCTTGTCTCGTTCGCTTTCGATTCGGTATTCTTCGCTTCGCAGAATGCTTCTCAGCTCGAACCACCACGCCGACTGATCGAGGATTCCGCCAGTCACTGGCAAATGATGCTCACTCGCTGTCAGAATCTGAATATCACTGTTGAGTTCCGGCCCAATGAATTTCATGGGACATTGACCAACCTCAAACCATCCATCCTTACAATTCTTGCATCCTTCACCGCCACATTCCGGACACTCGATTTCTGCAGGTTGCTCCGGCGTTACAATGTCGCGACAACGACCGACGCAGGACTTGCAGAGTTCACCACATCGCACGAGGGCTGCGACTCTGATTTTTTTTTATCGTCTGGGGTTGCTGCCGTTGATGCAGCCAAGAACGTGAACACTTCAATCAACTCATCAAGCGTCAAAACATCGCCAATTGTTTCGCGGCTGAATTCGACGGGGATATTCTCCCAGCCAGTAAGACACATGGCCGCCGCATCAAGCAGTGCGTCCATGCTGGCCGCAATGTCACCACCGCCCAAACCCTGCAACAGTGCGACCAACTTTCGCTGCTGGTTGAGAGTCGGCGTTTTCGCGAAAATCTTCGGCTGCGGAGTCTTGTCGACGTCGCAGGCGAGAACCATCGTGAGCTTCGATGAAGGGTCAAGACTTCGAGGCATATAAATCAATCAAAAGTGATAGTGAGTTCAGTATCTGCGGAACTGCCCGCAGTACACAGCCAAGTCAAATCGTCCGACATGATTCCGTTGCGGTCGCCTTGCTGCTTGTTTTCTAACTGAGCCTTCGGAGCTGCGATCGTGATGGAATTCCCGGTTGCTCCGATCTGCATCGAGAACGCCTGTGCTGAACTGGTCAGCCAAAGAGCGTCACGGTCCTGTGTGGCTACCAATGCAGATTCGGGATTCGCCGTGATGACCGGAGCCCGATCTGTGACAATCGCGGAAATGTAGCCGCTGCGATCACTCGCATTGACGCACTCTCGCATCGTCACCGTGTTGCCGGAATCGATCTCAACTGATGCCGTACACAGTGCAACGGAATTGAATGTCAGGGCACCGTTAGCGACACGAATCGGCAACACGGTCGGATAGGTCGGGGTCAGAATCGCGATGTCCGTTTCGTTAGTTGAATACTTGCCCGTGAACGTGAATTCAATCATCGCCTGTTTGCCGGTTTCCGCGATAATCTTCCATGTACCCATCGCACCGGACAGAATCGATAACTTGCCGTCTTTGTATTCACCAATTGTGATCGTCTTGACGCCTCCAGATCCGCCAGGGCGTTCAGTGACTGGCGACAGCACTAGCGAAGTGGCGACCCAGCCGCACGCAGGCAACAGCACAGATGCCCATGAAGGCAGCGTCGTTCCGTTGTACGACATCCCAAAACGAACCGTGCATGTGCCCTGCATTCCTTCAGGAATCCCCGGCAGATAATTGAATCCACCTTGCCCCTGTCGTCGGGTGACAGCGACATTCGGCTGAATGGTAAAATCTTCCGCGTTGAATGCGGCTTCGGCTGATGTCAATGATTCCGCAGTGCCAACGGTTGCTTCGACCTTAGCAGCGAATACGCGACGACGTCTCAAAAGTCCGCTCATGTTTTGTTCCTATTTCGACACGAGCCCTTCAGCTCGCAGAATGTTGAGTTTGATCCGTCGTTCCATCTGCTTTCGCAGTTCGTCATTGATTCGTTTAATTTGCGGCTTTGTGAACTTGTTCTTCACGTATGCCCCAAATGCTGACACCCCTCGGATATGAATGATCGGAAGCCGCTCTTTGCCAACTCTGCGAAAGGCATTGCCCCGCCACTTGACATTCATCACACCCGGTTTCGGGCCTTGAAATGCTCCGTCGACTCGATTCCGTCCGCCCTGTTTTGATATCTTGAACGATACGCCGCGTTTGTCCTGACGTGCCCCGAAGTGCCTGAGCCCGAGTCGTCTGGTTTTTGCGATGCTGACAGTTGTCTTTGGCTGGTCCGCTGTGGCTTTTGCGTGAATCTTCAACGGGGCTTCAGACTCTTTTTTCTTGATTGCAATGACGCTCCTCACGTCGCGCCCGATGTCCAGTTTCGTTTTCTTCGCAGCCGCGTTGATTGCTGCTGCTAGTTCTCGCCCGAATTTCTTTTTTGCTTTACCGACCGACTCACGCAACCGCTTTAACTGCTTCGCGTCGATGTCGATGGCTATCATGCTGACACCGTCGTCGGATCGTTTTCGGGAACTCGATACGTCACAAGCAACGTCACCATCACTCCGCATCGCCCGCCAGTTTCCTCCGTGTAAGATTCAATTGGCCCGAGCGTTGTGTTGATTGCCAGCCCGCTCCATTGATGCCAGTTCGCTGCATTAGTAGCCGCCGCAACGATGTCCGCACCCATGCGATTCTTGAACGTGTCGATCGCCGTCGTTTCGTCGTCAGATGGCTTAACGATGCCAACCACGATGACTGGCATGTCGTAGGCGATCACGGGCGGATTTCCCGGATAGCTCAACTCAGCATTTGGCACAGGATCGCCATGCGAAACCACGACAACCAAGTCCTTCGGCTGCCACGTCGCAATCTGTGCCGAACGAACGGCTGTAGAAAACGCCACAGCCATGCGGCTGCGGACATTTGCTACGATTCGTTCGTTGACAGGCTCTGTCATTAAACCACCGCAAACTGACAGACCCCAGCGTCTTGCGACATCAGAGTCATGAATGAAAATCGCTTTGGAAGTGTCTGCCCAACCTTCAACACAAACTCAAGTTCATCTTTGCCGATGTTGATTTCGCTGGATGCGATTCCAGACCGGCAAGAGTTGTAAACGCGAATCGTTGCTGTCGGTAAAACAGCGTTACCAGAGGCATCAAAAATGGCAGGCGGGTTACGCTCAATAATGGCGATAATCGGTCGTCTCCCGCCGCCATTTGGAAAATAGACAACCGACTCCCCGAAGTTGTCGAGCAACATCGGGAACCCTGCGGCTGCAAAGTGTGAGTCGAACGTCGTTGGCATCAATCAACCTTAGAGTGTCGTAACGTTGCTGAGCAGATGCCCCGCCTGTGGATACAGGACAATTTCATCAACATCGTGGCGAACTCGGATCACGTCACCGCGAACACGTTCGTCACGATAACTTTCGACAGTGCCACCGATTGACGATCCGTCCTGTGACCAGTGGAACGTGCGGCCGATGCAAGCGTCTCGCATGTCAGGACTCGTGGAAATGCGACAGACCATCGCATATTCACTTGACCAGATTTGAGTCGGGGACGCCGCTTGACCTTCCCTTGCGTTGTTCTTGCTGGTTCCGGCAACAATGACGTAATCTAGGTCGAAAACCTGAGCCAGCATCTGAGCAGTGATGTCGGTTGGCTTTGACGGGCTGCCAGCACCGGCCGACTCGACACGGTCGATGATCTGGTCAAGGTTTCGAAGGTTTCGGAAGACCTTGCGATTGATGATCAGAGCATTGGGCCACAGACCAGAGTTGTCGTACACCTTTTGGACAGCCGCCTCGACATCTGTGATCGGCACCGCGTTTGTCGTGTGGTTTGAGTCCCACTCATTCGTGATTCCCGTTGTCAGGCTCGCACCGTTCCAGGTGGTCGCGTTGAACACAGCATCCGCAACACGCTGTTCTGCATTTCGCAACACGGCAGAAAAGGCACGCATTGTGCTGATCTGTTCCGCTTGAAAATACTCGGAGTACATTTTCGATTCACGGTCATCCACAGGCTCTTCCGCCCCGTGTTCTTCCGTTGCGTAGACTGCTGGCTCAAACGTCCAGTTCCCGCGAGCGTAGCCGCTTCCGGGTGCTCGTTTCGTGTCACGCTGCTGAAGCAGTTGCTCCAACGGAATCTTTCCAAAGTTTCCGGCCTGACTCTGCACATTGATTACAGGAAACACCTGCGTTGCAATGTAGCCAGCCTTTTCGGACTCTAAATCGAACTCAAGGAACGTGGCCAAATCTGGCCGCTGTGTAGCCAAGCTACTTGAAGGACTAGGCATTGCATTTCTTTCTTCCCGATGCAACGCGATTTATGAAACATGGTAAAAAGTCGCCGGGCTTTGGTGGCCACCGCCACCCGGCAACGCATCGGGCTTCTTTAGGCGACTGTGACAGCCTTTAAGCTGACCGTGTGCCATTTCAGGTTGTAGGCCACAAGAACGATGGTGGCCCCGGCAAATGCCGCAAAGGTTGCTGTCGTCTTGGCTCCGCCGGTCACGCCGTCTTCGATCAGGCTTGTTGCTGTAATCGTGTGGGCAAATGCTGTCGCGGAAGTTACAGTGATTGTCAATCCGTCCTGCGCGGCTGTTGGTGCTGCCAGTGTCATTGCAGCGAGTGAACCTGTTTTGGTGATGACAACTGTTCCGGGAACAAGTGCAATCGCCCCGCTCGCAGCCGCAAGAGTCACGCCGTTCTGCACGGTCTGATTGATTGGCTGCACTTCAATGATGTCACCATCGGCAGTGACGGTTTCCTTGGCAATGCCTTCGACATTCCCGTTCGCGACTGCGGACACCTTTCCGGATGCTGCGCCGTAAACGTAATTTCCCTTGGTGATTGCTGTCGCAGCAACCATTTTCTGAGTGCCTTCTGCCGTCTTGACTCGCACTGAGCAAGGCCCAGCCGCAACGCATGGCAATTCCATCGTGCCGAATGACTGATCGAGTGCACCGGCAACAGCAACAGCACCTGGAGTTTTCACTCGAAGATACTGAGCAACAGCTGCGGCAGCTGTATCTGGCACAACTGGTGTTTCGAAATACTGACTCATGATATTCGTTCCTCACAGAAGTGATGATTGGTTGAAATTAACGCCGCGAATCAGCGAGCGTTCGCTTCTGCGAGAAACGCCTCGCGAAGTCCCGGGTGGTTGCGGTTCGCCAATGCCACCGCCTTCATCTTGTTATTGCCGGTCTTTGCCATTGCGGCATCGACGGCCTGATTCCAGCGGACACTGGCAGACGGTCCACCTGTGCGAGCTTTGGCAACTGGCTTGACGCCTGACTTTGCTTTGGCTTCGACCTTTTTTTCCTCGTCTTCCATTGCCATCGCTGGCTCTTCTTCTTCGTCTTCTTCGCTTTCCATCGCCTTGGCTTTTTCTTCGTCCATTGCTTTGTACTTGGCGAGTTCTTCCTGCATTGCGGAGACCTGCTTTTTCAGGTCTTCGTTTTCGCTCATCATTTCCTCGGCAGCGGCTGAAGCCACAGATGCCATCGGCAGTGACCGTTCAAGGCACTTCACGATAAAATCTGACTTGGCCTTCGGGTATGCCGCTTTGATCTCTTGAATCGTGGCGGCGACTGGTGCGGTAGACATTGGTTTTCCTTCTGTCTCGCGGTTCTCGCCGTCCGAGCCTGCTCCGAATAGAGCAGCAACAACTCCGTGCGGCATGGTTTTAACTTTCGCAAACGCTCGCCCGATGACAGGCTGTCCGGCAATTCGTTTCGCCAGTCCCATCTCAACGGCCTGCTGAGCGTTCAGGTATGTCTCGTTTTTCAGGATGGCCTTGATTTCGTCTTCGCTCTTTCCGGATCGCTGAGCGTAGGCAGACACCATTGACGACTTGAGCTTGCCCAGCATCTCGGACTGGCGTGCGAAGTCCTCGTCGTCGCCTTCGACCTGTGCGTAGGGGTTGTGGAGCATCATGTAGCCGTTGCTGCTGATCTCCACGTCATCAAATGCACAGGCGATAAAGGAAGCAATTGAAAACGCTGACGACTCAATTGAAAGCGACTTCGGCCCCTGATACGCGGCGAATGCGTCATGAATTGCAAACCCTTCAAAGACAGATCCGCCCTCGCTGTGAATCTTTACCGCAATTGGTTCCGTGCCGTTTTCTGGCAATTGCTCACGAACCATCGCTGCGGAGATTTCACCGTCTCCGGTTCCAATGACCCCATCGATTCGAATTGTTTTTGTCATGCTGTCACCTTGGCTTTCGCCTTGCGTTTAGCCGCTGATTTCGGTTTTTCTGGTAGCTGCTCTGCCGTCTTCTCCTGCACAGCGATCGCCGCTGGATCCTGCATCGCCATTGTCGTTCCGGCAGGCATCGGCAACGCGATCAGATCCCGCCAAGTGATCTGTGGTCCATTCGGAAACTCTGCGTTAATCGCAGCAGCTTGCGTCTGTGCCCTTTGGATGGCGAACGCATTGTCAGCGATTGACTCTTCTGCGATCTCTTCCCAATCCTTGCCCCGCGCCGCGTGCAATCGTCGCGGAGACGTCAACGCATTTTTCAACTGCTCCGCATCGCCCTGAGCGTCCGCAACTGGTTCGATGTAGCTCCACGTCGGCAGGTTCCAATTGTGGCGGAAGATGCCGTCACCGAGTTTGCTGGCGGCCTTGCGAAGTGCAGCGTCTTTTGTTTCTTTTAGGTGCTGAGACAACTTCCAAATGTACGCCGGTCGGTTCAGGCGTCTCACCAGATTCTGCTGGTCGGCAACGAATCCCTTGCGAGCCTCATCAACTGCCCCACGCCATCCGGAAAAGTTCGTCTCGCTGCCGTCCATCAGGACCAAGCAGAGAGGCAATCCGAAGTTCACGCCGATGATTTGCAGGATCAGTTTGACCTGCTGAAAATATTCTGAGTTTGGAACGTTTGGACTGAAGCCTTGCAGTTCTTCCCCAGGCTGACCGATGACTTCCATGCCTGGC